AAACGGTTGTATTCTTCGCGTGGGTTAATCATGGTTAACCTCGTTGCCCCAATAATCCCAACCTTCTACTTTTTGCCTTGCAAACAATTCAATTCGAGGCAAATCGCCAACTAATTCAACAATGCGATCGCGCACTTCTGGCGGTTTTGCAGAATGTCTGCCTCTAGGTGACATAACAATTTGTTTTACATTTTTTGCAACACGTTTTGGTGCACCTCTTTTTGCAAAGAGACAAAGTTCAGCATTTCCGTTAGTCCAATGACCTAAACCAGAATAAATGCCGTTACCACTTGGGTTTAATTTTACCCATGTAAATGCACAGGTAGTGTATTTAAATCCCCAAGCAGAAATTACTTGTAAGGCTTCTTTAAGCATTGGCATAGTTGCCCACATAAACAAAGATGTGTTCTTTTCTGCAATTTGATTTACAGGCATTGCACATATTTCTTCCAATGACATAGTTGGATACGTGATGCCACCCATCGCTGGATCATTGTTCTTTTGATCTGCGTATCTCCAAGGGGGGTCAGCATAAATGATTTGATATTTGCTATCTGTGAATGGTTTGAGTGCTGTTTGGCTCATTTTTTTAGCCCATCTATGACGGTAGAGCATTGACCAGCGGTAAGCGTTTCCACTACCACGTCATCAACTTGTAATACACGGTGTATGTATTCGAGCAGCTGCAGATCATCCCAGCCTTTGCCACGCGCAAGGCTTTTTAAGAAACCAATCTGCTTCGGTGTAGCGCTGCCGTGACTGTCTGGTTTAGCCGGCGCACTGTTAATGCGGTTGACCTTTTCCATTTCGGTTACTGATGCGCGCTCGCCTGTGTGCCCAATGCGGCTGTTACTGATCGCACGGCCAATGGCGCTGGTTTCGCAGTTCTCTAAGAAACTGGTTTTGTTTACAGGGCTGTTGCCAAAGACCTCCTCTGCATAGCCTGTAGCAATAAGTCGGTCATCGTTGTTGTAGCACTCTGCGCGCATGATGATTGTTGAGCCGTCATAGTGGTGAATTGACGTGATAATGCGGCCGTCTGGGTATTCTGCCCACCAACGGACTAAGCGTTGTGCAACTGTTTCGTACAGCGATAGGTCAAAGTGTGCCATTAGCAAGCCACCCAAACAATCGCGTTACGGCCGTACCGTGTTTTACGGCGTGTGCCGCTGTCAACAATGTACGCGTCTCGATGCAAGCCGTTTATGCGCGCTGATACCGATTGTGCAGGTAGGTCTAGTAGCACGCTGATTTCGTCTGCTGTCATGCCTTTGGCTTCTGTGCGTCCAGCCCACTTAATCCAAAAATGGACTAGTTCGCGTTGTTTGCCTGCGTGTGGTTTTGCTGCTTCGCCTGCTTCGCGTGACGTGTCCGGTGCGTTGTGTGCGATTGCTACAGATGGATGATTGAGCGCAACTTGTGTGCGTTCTCCAGCCAATCCCAATGTGGTTGTAAACATTTCTAGTTGGTTACTCATGTCGGGTTCTTTCTCCTAGTCGGGTTTATTGGTTTTACCTTAGTACACGCTTTTAGGCTGGGGTGTAACCATAAGACTTTTTCTGGGTTGTGTCTGTACCTTGTGCCGTGCATTGTTAGACCGCATAATTTACAAGGCGCGTATAACATTTATGGCCGCCTTCAGCACGCTGGCATTAAAACGATTTGCATCACCGCCAAGTGTCATAAACGCGTCATACATCACAACCAATTCATCTAGCAAAATGCTGTGGTCTGGCTGTTCAGGTTTTGGCACGTGGTTTGGTCTAAAGATGTCATCTATAAATTCTTTAAACACTTTGTTGTATTTGTCTGAATAAGTTTCTGGGTACATTTGTCGGGTCTCCTCTGTTATGCCTGTTTCGGGATATGGAATATCAGCCATAGGTGCTAGCCCACGCTGACCAGCCGACCATACGGTAAAGGTGTAGCGCGGCTTTAATGTTCACATCTGGGTAAAACAAATCATCAAGTTTTGTAATGATGCCAGCCTCGATTAGCCATGCTTCGTGAATTCCATTGACCTGCCACAATCCCCTAGACCCATTATTGCTGTCCTCACCGTTCCATGCCAATGGGTTGCAGCGCGACTCGCGAAACATCACACGCGCCAACACTGGTGCTTGATCTGCAGGCCAGCCAGCCGTAATTGCGTCAGCCACGTACTCTGCACAGCCTTTTGGCACGGTGGTGGTTGTAGCCGGCGCAACTGTTGTGGTAGGCACAATGCTTGTCAAGGTTATGGTCTGTTGCCCTGTGATCTTTGGCAGGCTGTCAGGCGCTTTGTGAGCGTCCCAGAGCAGGGTTAAACACGCTAGACCGCTAAGTGCCCATGCGCCTAATTTGATCGCTAAATAGGTCATTTTTTCTCCAATTGGTAAGGGGTTTGCCAAGAGTCACCGATTGCGTCCTTAAACGCAATTTGTGCGTGTAGCACTTTGTCGGTCTCTGGGTCACGGAATATCTGAACAAGCACGTGTTGTTGGCTGTCCATGATGGTTGTGTAAACCTCATAAATGTATGTTTTTGCGTCTGCCATAATGCATCTCCTATCGCCGGTACTACGACCATAGGGCATCACTGTGGCAATTCGGTGAATACCCTCTTAAACGCTTGCTGTATAAGGTTTGCAGGTTGATTAACGAACATTGGTGAAACCTCAAAGTGCAGCCAATCGCCACCCGGCGCGCCGTGTATCTCTGGCTTGCTGTATGACTTCCACGCTTGTCGATCACAGCGATAGCCGCGCCCAAATGCTTTAGGGAAATAGTCAAGCACTTGCTCAACACCTAATTCGTTTGCGTTGGCAATGACAATGTTTAAAAACGCAATTGCGCCTTTACGGTTTGCTAGTGGGTATTTCTCTGACTTGCGATAAGACAAGTCAACCGCTCGACCAGTGGCATGAACACTTAAGTTTGCAGAACCGCGCATATCGCGTACACCCCAACTGCCGTTATTCCAAAGTGCGCCGTTGCTGTACTTGATCGCTTGACGTATCCACTCATCCATGCCGGGTATCGGGCCTGCAGCTGCGCCGTCACTGTTACCTGTATATGGCCGTGAGCCAACGATCTTAGGGTTGGCTGGCAGTATTGGCATCTGCTGGTTTCCTTTTCAGTCCGTTAGCGGCTACAAGTCCAGAGAGTGTGCCAGTCATAAACACCGTAAGTGTCGATAGCAAGTCAATAAATTGTGCGTCATTTGGTGACTGCTCTAAAGGCTGTGTAACGAAGAGTAGGCCATACACAAAGCCGATAACGGTGAGCGCAAATGTGACGGCAATGGTGCAGCCAACAAACACGATCATGCGTGCGTGTAGTAATTCTATTTCTGCTTTTTCCTTAGCCATTAGAAACCCTTTCGCATTGTGAGATTGTCGAGCATCGTGTCATTGGGCCAGTTTTAGGCGCGTTTTGGCGTGTTGTTTCGCACGCGGTCAGGACAAGTGCAAGCATGACGCTAAACGCCAGTAGGCGCAATTTCATGTGTTGGCTCTGTTGATAACGCAATTTCGTCTGGTGTTAATTCGCGCGTGATTGTTTCCCCTGTTAAAGCATCGTGGAAACTCCCATATTTTTTTTCTGTGTTGCTCATTTGTTAAGCCTTTCGGTATCCATACACGGTGACTTTTCCGCCTGTAATTGTGCCGGTTGCGGCGTGCAAAGTAAAACCAGTATAAGAAGTTGCTACTTGATGCAGACCTGACGATGCGCCAGAAACCGTGACCGCCGCCCAAGATGCTGCACCATATGCTGTAAATTGCGCTGCAAATGGGTTAAGTAAATCTAAAGACATAGCAACGTAGTTAGTTGACGCATAGCCGACATATCCCCATTTGTTTGCGTTGTTGTCTCCTGCAGATGCCGGAACTGTAGCTGCAGCATATGCGGCGTAATTGACTATTGAATAGTATTGAGTTCCAGACGCACCTAAACTCAAGCCTAAAGAAATAAGACCTGAACCAACGCCGCCACTGTAAACAATACGGTAGTTGTCGTAGAGACTGCTAAAGCAATTTGCTACAGCATGACTAGCAACGGTAGTGCCTACTGTTGACTCGCTAACAAACACCAAACCGCTGCCATTAAGGTAACTGTTGGTGTCACCCGCTGTGAGAATTTCTCCAGAAACAAAAGTTTTAACGGCCATAGTGTTTTTATCCTAACGCAATAGTCAAACCAGTAATGTCATTTAGAACGATACGCCAAGCCTGTTTTGGTTAAGCACCCCGTATTGGGCGCTATCAAGAATAAACTCTGCGTAAACTGACATACGCGACAAATACAAAGTAAACACCGTTTGGCTAGGTGTAGCAGAATAACTAATGCCCTCAATTGAGCAAGTTTCTGTCGTAGTTACGGCAGTGCCCGGCACAACGTATTCAAGATAAATAATTGAGCCAGAATAATAGTTGTTTAACAAACTGGCTACACCAGCGTTTACTTGCATAACATCTGTAAATGTGACCTCAAAACGCAGATCGTTAGGGTCAGATGCAGAGTTTGCCAACCACTGCGCTCTAGTTTGTGCTTCAGACACAGTGTTATTTACCGTAGTAACACTGTTAAACCGTGCGCCGTAAGCGGTCACGCTAGTTGAGTTGGTGGCTGTTTGGTTGGCTACTACTGGTGGGTCAACGGTGACTGTGTTAAGAAAGTTTTGACCAGCCGATATGCGCTTAAATTGCTGATATAGCACATATTTGTCACCTGTTGCCGCGCCTTTGTCTGGCTTTAATGTAACTGCGTTAGTTACGGCGGTGCCTGCGGTTGCGGCTCTACGCAAATTAGCGTATTGGTCAGTCAAATACATTTGACCGCCAGTAAAATCAGTTTTTAGATTGGTGTTAATTCTTGCAGCTAATGTGCCTGTGTAAGTGTCCGCAGCTGCTGTGGTGTTACTAGTTTCTGTAGCTATCCAATCCATTCCTGTTGGCAACGCGCCTGATGCCACCGTGAATTGGTTATACATCTGTTTGAAAGCCAACTCTGCAGTCAAAGCAAAATTAGTTACTTGGATACGGCCTGCACGGTTCATCCAATCATCAAGATATACGGTTGCTGTTGAGTTGGTATTTGTGCCGCTTGATGTGTTTGTGCCGGGTGCATCATCGTATTGAACTTCCGAAACCCAAAAGAATTGTCGGTCTTGCTGATATGACAGCAAAAATGCTTGACCTACTGGCCAGTCGGCTATTTGGTTGTTGTTGTTGGAAATGGTTACAACAAGTTGAGTGCCAGAGTAATCATCTAGATAGTTTTGTTTTCCTCGAAACCTTGTAAATGATCTGACTTGGCTTATTTTGTCTACGTAGGTGGGTACAGATTGAAGTGCCCACGTGATTGGCGCTGCCATCACATTGCTCGCGTGTTGATCGGCACAGGGCCGTTACTGCGCACATAGCGTTGTAAAGCCAACACAATTTGGTTTGGGTCTCCACCGTTTACGTTGATGTTTATGGTGTTGCCCATACCTGCGCCAGCGTTACGGCCTGTTAACGGGATTACGGCTTCCGGGCCGCGCTCGCCAATCATGGCCAATGTCGGTTGTGTCACGATGCCGCCATTAGCCATTTTTGGAATAGTGATGCCAGTGCCGGCTGGTGACTCGCTTTCGCCAATTCTGCCAATTTTGATTTCACCGATAAATCCAATATCAGGTAATAGCGGCAACGCGTTGTAACCCTTGATAATTGCGTTAATAACCTTTATCCAACTGTTGGCCCAAATCTCAAACACGCTAATAATGCCGTTGACAACTGCCTTAACGCCTGTGCTAAACCACTCAAATTTTTTGTATGCAATTACTAAACCAGCAACAAGCAAACCAATGCCGATAGCGATCAGGCTAAATGGGTTTAGTGCCATAGCAATGTTGGTTGCCACAATTGCGGCAGCCACTAAACCGATAGCGCCAGCAATAAACAAAAATGCATCTGGGTTATCTTGTGCCCAATCCGCAAACTTCTGCAAATATGGCAGGACGGCTTCGAGTACTGGTAGCAACGCTGCGCCAATTGACTCTTTGGTCTCGCCAATAGAGTTTTTCATTATTGCCAATTTGCCTGCAGCGGTCTCTGCGTTAGCTGCCACAGCACCGCCAAAGGTGTCTCCTAGCACGACCATAACTTCGTCAAGCGTTGCGCCCTCTTTAATCATCGTTGCCATTTCTGGTGACAACGTGCGCAATGCTTTAAAATTTCCCTGATAAGCCTTAGCGAGCGCATCGGCCACAGTAGAACTATCCATTTGTAGGCTTTGCGCAATATCCATGACTAAATTCATGTCTTTCATTGCAACGCCAACATCTTTAGTGCCGCGCGTAAGCGCTTCTAATGCTTTGCGGTAGTCGGTATCAGCAATACCTGATGCTCGACTCATTGCACTTATCTGGTCCTCTGTGGCTTTGACCTGTGCGTCTGATGCGCCAGTGACATTTTGCAAAGAAACTTTAAGTTTGGCTTGTTCTTGTGCGTCCTCGATAGCGGCTTTAGTTGCATCACCAAGAGCAACTGCAATACCTGTGATGGCTGCAGCTGCAGGGATTGCTGCTTTTTTTATAGCAAACTGCGCTTTTTGCCCTACGGTTTCTAATTGCTTAAATTCACGTACAGCGCGGTCAATTCCTTTGCCGTCAAATTCTGAAATGATTGGGATGGACAGCATTACAGTGACCGCCTAACTACGCTTGCAGTTTCCAATATCATCTTTTCCATTTCTTTTTCAATGCTTCTACGCGCTTTATACACGGCAGGCCCAATAAATCGAGTGCGTCCAGTACCTACAAAACCTAACTGATCGCCTAAACGGTTTGCGTTAGCGCGGCCAGCGGTTTCAAAGATTGCAGTTGCTGGGTCTTTTTGCTCAATCAAGATTACGCCTACCGCGTTGCGCCGGGTGTCAATGCGTAATTTCACACCGTTTTTGGCTTTAGCCATAGTAAATGGAAACAATTGACGGCCTTTGCTAGACCACTTGTATGCCATGCCAGACAACGGCACTTGTGTGTACATGTCTTTTGCTGCGTCAATTGCTGGTTTGGCAATCTCGTTGGCTTGTGCCCTAAAATCTTTTTGCAATTGTGGGTCAATTTTTCTGAGCGCGTTAATAGTGTCCTTGACCCCTACTACCTGAATAGTTGTTGTTACCGACATTGTTACCGCTTTCCCTGCTCGTTAATAACTGTAATCACTGTGAGCAAGTCGCGCGTGCCAAACGGTATTTGTTGTTCAGGCCAGAAACCTGTTGCGGCACAAACTTCGGCTAGTTGCCGTCGATAAGTGCCGCGTCCGTAGGGTTTGGGTTAGTCACATCTGCCTCTGGTAAAACATCCATTTCAGGGTTTTCTTTTAGCCAGTCCATAAAGTCATCAGGCAATTTTTCGCCTTTGACCTTTAGCAATGTGTAAGCCCAAAACGACCAATCACGAAACCCAGAATTTTGTGCGTCAAGTGGTTTTTTGTTAAATTTCTCTTCCCATAATGCAATGCTAAACAACGTGGTGTACAGATACTCTGGCTCTGCATTGGTGGTACGGGTCAACTTAAGTTTGATACGCATATTGCCTGCCTTGTGTCGGGCCGTTGCCGGCTGTGATTAGTTACGCTACTGCAACGCTGTACACGCCACCAGTAAACACAATGTCAATGGTGTCAAGTGCGCCCAATGCGGCGTTGACAATTGGCAAGGTTTCTAGGTAGCAACCCGTGAGTGTTGACTCTGGGTTAGTTGCGCTAGTAGCTGCGCTTGTTGGCTTGATCTTTACTGTCGTGGATGTGCCAACCAATGCAGCCAATGTTGCGTAAGTTTCTGTGGCAGCAAAACTGTTGTACATAGTCAAAGTCAATGTGCTGTTCTCAAGTCCAGCCGTGTAAACCCGTGCGGTTTTGCCAAACGATGTGCTTTCTAATGCCTCGATCACGCGCGTAAAGGTTGCGGCGCTGGTCTGGTCGGTAAGGTCAACGGCATTAACCGTGACTAACGGATTAGATAGGTAAGTGCTGGTAGCCATGTGGGTTAATTCTCCTCGTTGGTGTCTGCATTAGTTTTAGCAGGTTTTTTAGGTTTAGGTGTGGATTGCTCAACAATGAAACCGCCAGACAACAGCGCTTCCACGTTGATGCCCTCTGCAGGTATGTAGGGGTCACCGACTATGCCAAGTTTGCTGGATGCGATGGTATAGATCATGCGGTTTGTGCCTGCACTTTCACTGTTAGGTCATAGCAAGGGTAAGACGCGCCGCCAATGTCAATCGAGCCAGGTCTGCCGTCTAACACAATTACAGCCGATGCCAGCACCAATGCCACAATGCTTAAAATCTCGCGCAACACTGGCAGACCTGCAGGCCCAGAGCCAACAACTTTAAGCGGAAAATCCATAGTCACAATGTTGCCGTTACCGCCGTAGGTCGTAAAACTTGGCGCTAATAGGAACACGCAGTTGGGCACAAGTTTGGTGGGGTCTGTTACACAACGGATGCCACTTACGGCCGTTAGCGTGGCTGCTACATCGTCTATAGCCTCGTTTAGTAGGTCTGTGTACGGTGCAGGCATTAGGCAACCGCTGGTCGGGGGATACCCAACAATTGCTTAACTATCGGCGTAAGAGATTGCTGGGTTGGTGTGCCCATTGTGTCAAACGCTGCATAAGCGGTTTCTATGCTGCCTCGACTACGCCACAGCGCTGCACAATACATCAGCGTGCCTAGCGTGACATCGTGACCCGGTGACGTGGTAAGGCTGTCAAAATACCCTGCCTCTTGCCGGCGGCGATAACAGAAATCGTTGCCAGCGTTTCGTGCTTGTGTAGCAAGCGTGTAGTCATCTGATGGGTTGGTGATAGTCACACCCAAATATGTAACCAAATCTGCAGTTGTAATCCACGTGCAGTTTTGTGTATGTACAACACTGCCTGTGTAATCAACAACATAATTTACGCTCGTACCTGTGCAGGCGTAGATAATCTGGTTAGGTCGAGCCACCTCAGGGTTAAATTGAAACTCGCCAGTGGTTGAGTCAACGCCTGTGAACTCGTACTGCGGTAAGTCAAGCACTTTAAATGTGCCTGCAAACGGCGCAGCCAATCCACTAACTGTGATGTTTTCGCCAACAACAATTTCTGCTTCTTCAAGCGTGCTTATGCACGCGTAGTTAGACAGTAGTTGTTTACTGGCTGTTGTGTAAGTTGCCATAGCGGTCTAAGTCCGCTACAGACTAAGCGATTACGATGCCCTGAATAAACGAGGACTTGGCAACAAACGTTGAAAAATATCCATAGTAGGAGAAAGTTCTGGACAACGTAGATGGGTTGGCAATACTAAGTACGCCCTGTTGAGCCTCGTAGATTTCAAAGCCCGGTGCGTAAACAACAAGCATTGTGCCCGATGCAAAGTTGTTATCAACAACCAGCTGCAAGCCCATTACGTTCATGTTGTTGTAGCCCATGCCGCCAACTTTGCCGATCGAGTTTTGGCCCATAATGCCATCGGTGACATAACCCAAAACTGGTCGCTTGTTGCTGTCCAACTGTGCACCCAACTTTTCCCACACGTCTGGTGAGACACACAAGTGTGTTGGGAAGTAGTTGCTGTCCTCTGCAATTTCGCGTGCTGCGTCATACAAGGAACTGATCAACGATGTTGGGTCACCAGCGGTGACAGTCCATGTTGAGCCTGATGCTGTCTTTCCTGAAACAAGTGCATCGGCTGCAATGTCATCAGTCTTAATCAAGTACTCACCTGCAAGGTCATTAAGAATAATGTTCATTGACGCTGGGTCAGTAAAGTCCATGTCTTGCATTGTCAACGTGACTTGACCTGCAACAGTTGACTTTGTAACCGTGTTAGATGCGATCACCATTGTGGTTGCGCTAACTGCAGAGCCTTCGGTCTGTGTTGCGGCGCTTGTGTGCGTGGTGATTGTTGGCCTGATGAAAGTCTTGCTTGGTGTGTTTGGCATCGAGCGCGCGCCAAAAGCGGTGACAACTGGACGCACAAAGTTAAGGTCTTGGAACACTGGCCCAAGAACTGGAACTGGCAACAAGCCGGGTGTGTCTGTGGTCAAAATATCGCCTGCAGCTGCTTGCAATGCTGATTGCTGATCGCGCACGGCTTCTTTGTAAGCGGCGTTCACGTTGTGGAAAGTGTCACCGCCCGCGTGCATGGCCGCCAAATATTCGCCAGCGCTCGGCATGGAAAATTTGCGTTTTGCTTGTGCAAAAATTGGTGCAGTTGGGATGGTTGCCTCGACTGCTGGGATGGTTGCTTCGCTCATGGGTTCTGTCTCCTGTGTAGGTTCTGTTTCTATAATACTTATTTCTGGCTCGTCTTGTGGGATACTCGCCGCGATGTCGGTGATGATCGCACCTGCAAATGCTGGCACTGGCACTAGCGACAACTCAATCCAATCGGCGGCGGTCACGGTAACTGTGCCGTCTTTGGCTGTGGTGTACTTAACTGGATTTATACCAATTGACACAGAGTCCAAAACGCCGTCCTGCGCCAAAATGAGCGCCTCATCGCCGCTCTGGGTTTTGCTGATCTTGGCCGTAAACATCATGCCTTCTGGCGTTTCCACGCGCTCTGTAACAATGCCAATGGCGTTTGTCGAGTCATGGTTCATGTAAAGGCGTGGTGCTTTGCCGTCAACTGGTAAAGCACCCTGTTTTATGATCACGGATGTGCCATCAGAAACGGTTGCGGCAACGTCATAGGGTACGGCAATTCCTGTAATTTCACGGCGGCCTGCTTCGCCAGCTGCAGCGTCAATTGTTACTTGTGATGCAATAAATTTAATCATGATTGCGACTGTACCTCATCGGCAAGTTCAGGTTGTGTCATGTCGTGGTTTTCGCTGTAGTCACCCATGAGATAACTCATTGTGTCAAATTCTATGTACGTGCCATTAGGCAAAACATTGTTTTGGCTTAATGTGCCGGCTATGCAATCTGCGTATGGTCGAACGCCAAACGAAAACAAGTCGGCTCTTGCGCCTTCATTTGAGACGTATGAATATCCGCCGTTTGCAATTCCGACAAGGTAATTGGGGACGTTGCACAATCTGGCCATTTCCTGAGCCTGAAATTCTGCTGAGTCAATTAACAGCATTTTGTCTGGGCTAGTGCTGGTTTCGGTGTACGACAAATACTCGTTTAGCGCTGCTGTCTGGTTGGTCATGCGCGCTGAATTAAACGCTGACGCAAGGTCTGCGAGTTCCTGTGCGTTAAGGGGTTCCCCTCCTGTTTGTTTTAATATTCCTGCAGGGATCGCGCTTGATGCGTTGCGAAACCGTGCGGCCTCAAGTTTTAGCGCGGTAGCAACTGATTGCGTTGACATTGACGTGATGCCCTGAATAGGTGACAGAAACTGCACAACATCGTTTGGGTCTAATTCGCCGCCACTAAAGATAATTTGTTTTGATGGGGCAAACCATACTGGCCCAGACTGATCAAGTGTCTGCACCATTGACGCTGGCAATCGTGTAAACGATGCAGGGTAGCCATCTGTTTTGCTGCGTGACGTGACATACCAAAACGCGCGGCCATAGAAAAATAGATCGTCAAAAGTCCACGACAAAATAAAGTTGTTTGGCACGGTTGGGTCAATACGGCGCAACCAAGTGCGCGGCGCTTGTGGGACTTTCTCCATCGTTTCGCCGTTCCACATTTCCGAATAAGCGCGCAATGGCATACATCCGATGACCGATGCAAGTAGATCGCGCGCACGGCTAACGGTAGGCACAGACATCGCAGCGTTGCGTGCTTCGCCCTCTGTGTAGTTGTAATAAACGCCAACCATTGCAGCGCCACCATTGTTGGATGACGGCGCGTAAGGCCCTGTGTAACCTGTGCCAGCGGCAGCGGCTTTACCTGCTGGCGGCGAAATAGCGGCCTTAGTGACTTTGTTAAATAATGCCATGTCTTTAGTGTGTCACAGTCTGTGCGGTTTGTGGTGGCATCGGCCCGGTATGCGATGCGGTATCCCGACGATAAGCAAGCCATCGAGCCGATGCCAAGACGAGCCTACTGGTTAGACACAACCAACATTGGTTTGCCAGATGACGTGGGTCTGCTGGTGAGAGCTGCTGCCCAAACCATGCAACGCGCCAACTCAATGGGGCCAGGTGATCGTTGACTGCTAAGTGCTATGGAATTCTGCGATCTGACGGCAACCGCTCGCGAGCAATGTTCAGCAAGTTGTGTTGAGCCGTCATGCCATAACAGTTTTTCGTTAATCATGTTTTTTACTGACGGCGTAAATTTAAGTATCTCGCCATACCCAACGACTACCCTACGGCGCTCTAGGGATAGCGGCCAATGGTTGTCAACGGTTGGCGTGATCGCAAACTTGATCTGTGGGTTAGCGCACAGGCGCTCTACGTGGCTTAACATTTCGCTAAATGTGTCTGCCACAAACTCGACTGTGGCCACCGTTCGCCGATCAGGTAAAGCCACGCAACGAACAGCAAAATAGCGTGTGTCATCAAGGCTGGTTTCAATCGCTACCGTGCCGCCGTCAGGTATCTCGCCCTCGTACTGCAGCGCTGGCCACTGCCCCGGCTGTATCCAAGACTTGTCGGACGCAACCCACAAATTGCAGGATGCGCGCAAGAACGCGGCTCGATCAGGGTTCTCTGACTCTGCCAGCAACGTGGCTTCCGTCAAAGTTATGCCTAGCGCAGGGTTGCCATAGACCCATGCCTCTGGGGTCATCGGGTTTATGTCTGGCGGCGGTGACCACTCTGCAAAATAAAACGATGCGTTTTTGCCTGTGTCAATAGCGCGTAAACCTTGCTCGCGCCAACGCAACATGGCCGTGCTTGCCTCTGTGCCAGCCGTTGACCACATAGACAACAACGGTGAAACCTGTGCGCGTTGAGCCGGCAACAGACCGCCGTCAATGACCTCGCGCGAAATATCCCACATCTCATCAGCCACCACCAACGATGGGCTAGTGCCGTGACCCACAGAATTGTTGGCGGCGCGCACCAACCAAGTTGAGCCGTCTGGCATCGTTACTCTGTTACGCCCATATGATTTCATTAGGGTTGCGTTAAAACGCTGCTCTAAGATCGGTGACAATTCGTCAAACAACATGACGGCCAGATCGAGCCTGTGCGCTGTGGATAGCACGGTTTGTTTCTTGCCACGTATTTTTGGCATCTCTGTAAGCCACCAGCCAACGAGCGCCATCAGCGCAGTGGTCTTACCGCACTGGCGCGCCGTAGAAACAAGGCTTACACGGTTAACTAACTCAAAGTTTTGATCGTAAAGCAGCTGGCCGTCAAGCGCGGTGTACTGCCAATCCATTAACTCAACGCCCAGATGCTCACTGGCAAATTCCCTAACTTGCGGCGCGAACGAACCCACATGATCAGGCCTCGATGTTTGCAATCTTGGCTGCGCATGACCAATCCCTGCCGGTACTGGCTGGTTAGGGCTGGTTGGGATAGACAAGAC